AAATTCTGAACGACCCTGAAGAAGCTGCAATCATGGCACAAATAATAGGAATGCAAAATGCTGGACAAAACGTTAGCGAAGAAACTGAATCCCCTGGTCAACCATCCCCAATGGGAGGGGTTCAGGGAGTACCTGGAACACCAACAGGCCTTGATAGTCAAGGAACTGGTGGCGGCACAATCGGAACAGGTAATGTACCGACTCCAGGGGAAGATGAATTTGCTGGATAACTTAGAAAAGTTACCAGAGAAAATTAAAGAAGCATTAACTAGAGGAGAACAATAATGTTAGATTTATTAGATACAATTTTAAAAATAGTAGGCGTAGTACCTTGGATAGTTTCAGTCTGTTCAATGATTGCTGCTTTAACACCTACACCACACGATGACAATTTAGTAAGCAAAGCTTACAAAGTTATTGATTGGTTTGCCCTTAATATAGGAAAAGCCAAGGAGAAATAAGATGGCAAGTATTTTATCACCAGACGACATACAAGGTTTACCTAACGAAGGACTACAGAAGCTTGCTAAAGAAGCACCTGAAGTAGTTAAAAGAATGGGTTATGAAGAAGGTGGTGTAGCTATTATGATTGCACCAAAAGGAAAAGAAATGGATGAAGAGATGCCTGAAGCAAAACCTTTATCATCTGATGAAGAGATGGAGAACAACTATTTAGATTTTGTTGTAGAAGAATCTCTTTCCGAAGGTGAAGAAAAATACTTACTAGAAAAATTAGAACAAGATGACAGACTAAGCATGATTTTTGATAAAGTCATGGAAGTCGCAACAGAATTCGCTGGGTCTGGTGCTGTAGAAGGCCCTGGCTCAGGAGTCTCTGATTCGATACCTGCAAGGTTATCGGATGGAGAATTTGTCTTTACTGCGAAAGCTGTGCAAGAAATCGGAAGTGACAACCTTCAGAGAATGATGGAAGAAGCTGAGATGAATGCAGATGCTCCAATGGAAAGACAAGCCAGACGTACTGGTGGGAAAATAGGGTATATGATGGACGATGTTCGTAGGGACACTTTTGGTTCAACTGACCCTGAAAATATTTACGACCTCAACAGAGCAGAAGTTGAAGATACTGAAAAGAGAATCGCTGATGAGATGATTGCAGGTGGTATACCTATCAGATAAATTAACCGTAAAGCTACCTACATTACGTCTGTAGCCCTTTACATAAATCACCAGAAAGGCTACCTTTACAACAAGCCCTCTAGTCGACATAGAGCTACCTTGTAAACAAGCCCTGAGTAAGGAGAGAAAAATGGCAACTAAACAAGTCGCACAAAAAGAGGAACAAGCCAATCCTTATAACCAAAAAAAATCTTGGCATAAACCTGATACAACTAAGTTTGTTTCAGCACATGATAGTTTATTCTTTGAAGAACCTCAGAATAAATTATTTGACAGTAACGACATAACTCAAGCTGAGAATGTTAATACTGAGGAGTTAGAATCTAAAAAACAGGAGATATCAACAGATACTCCTTATCAGAAGGCTGACTGGAAAAAACGTTATGATGACATGAAACGTCATTATGACAGTAAACTAGAAGAGTGGAAAACTAAAGAACAAGAGTTGTCACAAGCAGCGAAAGCTCAGTATCAACCTCCAAAGTCTTTAGAAGAACTTGAACAGTTTAAACAGGAACATCCTGACTTTTATGCAGTTGCAGAAACTGTAGCTCATCTACAAAGCAATGATAGAGTTCAAGATTTAGAACAAACTATTGCAGACATGAAGGGTAATGAAGTTAAGATGAAGAAAGGTCAAGCTGAAGTTAGATTGAGAGAAAGACATCCTGATTTTGATGATATCAGAAATAGTGATGACTTTCATGGTTGGGCTAAGACACAACCTCAATCTATTCAAGATTGGATTTATAGCAATGCTGAAGATGCTGACTTAGCATCAAGGGCTTTAGATTTATTTAAAAAGGATTTAGGCATAGAACTTCCGAGTGTGAAGCCTATTTCTCAAAAGCCTGTTCAATCTGCTGCTGATATGGTGTCAACTAAAACAACAACTGTTGACCCTAAGCAAGAGAGAGTATGGACAGAAAAGGAGATAAATGCTTTGAGCATGGATGAGTTTGATAAATACGAAAGTGAAATATCAGAAGCTATGCAACAAGGTAGAATTATCAAAAATTAACAATTATTTTAACTTAAAGGAGAAAGTATCATGGCTCAATATTTTGAACCCTCAACAGATACCGATGCTAACTTTGCGAACTCCGTAGCAGGACAAAATAATAGTTTCTTTTTACCTTCCGTTTACTCTAGAAAGGTTTTAAACTTTTTCAGAAAAGCGAGTGTAATTGAAGCTATAACAAACACCGACTATGCTGGTGAAATTTCTGCTTTCGGAGACTCAGTAAAGATTATCAAAGAACCTGTAATCTCAGTATCAGACTATACTAGAGGTTCAGACACAACTGCTACTAAGTTGACAGACCAAGAACTAAACCTAGTTGTTGATAGTGCTAAAGCTTTCAAATTCATCGTAGATGATATTGAAACTAACATGTCACATGTAAACTTCAAGGAAATTGCATCTTCAAGTGCAGCTTATGCTCTTAAAGATTCATACGATGCTGCTGTGTTAGCATCTATGTTCGCAGGTATTTCAGCTTCAAGCCCAGACCATATTATTGGTTCTGATAGTGCTACAGCAGATGCAACATTGTCACATGCAACCAATTCAGTCGACCTATTAGGTTCTGACGGAACTGGTGTTGATGCATTAGACTTAATGGCTAGAATGGCTAGAAAATTAGACGACCAAAATGTACCTGAAGAAGGTAGATGGTTTGTCGCAAGCCCAGACTTCTATGAAGAGCTAGGCAAATCTGGTTCTAAGCTATTGTCAGTTGACTTTAACGCAGGTCAAGGTTCTATTAGAAACGGTTTAGTTTCAAGTGGAAAACTTAGAGGATTTGATATGTACAAATCTAACAATATCGCTGCTACATCAAATGCAAGTGGTAAAGTTATGGCTGGACATATGTCATCCACAGCTACTGCTAATACAATCCTTTCAACAGAAGTTATCAGAGACCCTAGTTCTTTTGGTGACATCGTGAGAGGCCTTCATGTTTACGGAGCGAAAGTTCTTAGACCTGAAGCATTAGTAAGTGCGTTCTACGTTATTGACTAATAACTATTCGGAGGGGTCTTAATTGACTCCTCCACTTTTAAGTAGGAAAAATTATGTACGGTAAAGATAAGAAAAAGAAAATGATGAAAGGCGGAATGGCTAAGAAGAAGTCTATGTATAAAGACGGTGGAATGGCTAAGAAAAGAATTATGTATAAAGATGGTGGGATGGCTAAAGCCAAACCTTGCTAAAATGAAAGGTGTAAAACACTACAAACGAGACGGTACTGAACATAAAGGCGGTACACATAAAATGCCTAATGGACATTTACATTCTAACAAGTCTCACACCAAAACAAGTGTAAGACTTTTTCACTTTAAAGATTTAAGTAAGAAAGCAAAACTAAAAGCTAGAGGCAAGAAGTAATGGCAACAACCTATTTAGAATTAACAAACCAAGCTTTAAGAGAACTTAATGAAATACCATTAACACCTGTTAATTTTGCAGATGCTGTGGGTTTACAACAGTTTGTTAAAGATTCTATTAATAGGTCAATTTTTGATATTGCCAATGCAGAACCTCAGTTACCTTTTTTTAGTGCTGGAGTAAGTGGAAGTACAGACCCTTTTTATGGAAATGTAACTGTGGCTACTGTAGCAGGACAAAGATGGTACAAATTAAAAGCTAACAGTACAGATATAACAACAGATTTTGCTTCAATAGATTGGGAAGATTTTTTTATTACGACAGTAGGTGTATCTGGAGAGTCTTCTCCATTTGTGTCTAAAGGATTAAATTTTATTACTTTAGATGAATGGACTAGATATTATAGAGACCAAGAAAATTTAGATGATGCTGACAGTCAAAAGCATGGTGAACCAAGTAGAGTGTATAGAAGTCCAGATAATAGAAAGTTTGGATTAAGTCCTATACCTGATAAAGCTTATAACATTCACTTTTATGCTTTTGAAAAACCAGTAGCTTTATCAGCTCACGGAGATACAATAGCTTTTCCAGACCAGTATTCAACTGTTATTACTGCTAGAACTAGATATTATGTTTGGCAGTTTAAAGATAGTCCTCAACAAGCAGCTTTTGCTTTGGAAGATTATAAGAAAGGTTTAAAACAAATGAAATCAAATCTTATGAATCCTCAACCTAAATCTATTACTGATGATAGGACTTACTTTTAATGGCAAACTCACAACCATTTACAGTAGCTTGCGAAGGTGGATTAATAAAATCTACAAACTCATTAGCTTTATTAAGAACTCCAGGATTTGCTACAAAGCTTAGAAACTTTGAAGTAGGTACAGAAGGGGGTTATAGACGTGTTAGTGGCTTTACTAGATTTGGTGAAGACAACGCTGTAAATCCTAGCGGCACAGATAAAGTATTAGGATTACAAGTTTATGCAGACGGAGTCATAGCTTGTGCAGGAGATGGAATATTTTTTAGTCAGGATGGAACTAGCTGGCTACAAATAAATAGAACAGGAGTTTCTGCTAGTGGAGATAATTACTCTACATTTACAGGTAGAAGCGTATCAGCTAGAACTAATCAAGGACAATGTACATTTGATATCTTTGAAGGTGCTAGTGATTTTGGTGATGTCTTAATAGTAGACGGAGCTAATAAACCATTCAGATTTAGAATGGAAGGAACAGGAGTTCTAACAAGTAGAACTTTTATAACAGAAGAGATTACAGTAAGTGGAACTGTAGCTCCAAAAGTAGGAACAATACACGACAAACACTTTGTTGTTGCTGGTGATTCTTCTCAAAAGAACGTTATATTCTTTAGTGGAGTCAACGAGATAAACAACTTTAGTGCAGCTACGGCAGGTAATATATCTTTAGAAGATGCTGTAGTTGGAATTAAAAGTTTCCGTAATGAATTATTTATATTTTGTAGAGAAAGTATTCATAAGTTAGTAAATATAAATGATTTAAATACAATAGCTATAGTACCTGTTACAGACAACGTTGGTTGTTTAGATGGACAAAGCATAAAAGAGATTGCTGGTGACTTAATATTTTTAGCACCAGATGGTTTCAGAACAGTTGCTGGTACATCAAGAATTGGTGATATTGAGTTAAGTAGTATTAGTAAACAAATACAGCCTTTAGTTCAAAAGATAGCAAAAGGAATAAATAACTTTACTATTAGTAGTGTAGTTATAGGAGACAGGTCACAATATAGATTATTTTACGTAGATGCAAGTGCAGACACTACATCTAGTTCTAAAGGAATTATAGGAACACTAAGACCAGGTTCTACTTCTAATCCACAAGCAGGATTTCAATGGTCAGAAACATTAGGCATTCAATGTCCAGCTATAACAGCAGGGTTTGATAGCCTAGGACGAGAAAAATATTTTCATGGAGATTTACAAGGTAAAGTTTATCTACATGATGAAGGTAATAGTTTTGATGGCTCAAATGTAATTGCTGAGTACGAAACTCCAAATATTGATTATGGAGACTTAGGAACATTAAAGACTTTACATTTTATAAAAATATCTTTTGGGCCAGAGGGTGAAGTAACTCCAGTATTGAGAGTTAGATATAATTATGATGACCCTAATCATCCTCAACCAGCAGATTTTATATTAGATAGAATACCTCCCCCATCACTATTTGGGGATGCTAAGTTTGGCATTGGAGCAGTTTTTGGTGCTTCAGAAAAACCGTTAGTAAGACAACAACTACAAGGGAGTGGACATAGTAACATGTTCAGAATCAGAAGTGACGATACAAAGTCTCCATATACAGTAAATGGTTTCTTTGTAGATTACGTACCTTCAGGCAGGAGATAAAAAATGGCAGGATATATACGACAAAGCACGTTTTCAGATGGCGATACCATCACAGCAGCAATATTTAATAATGAATATAATGGCTTAGCAAATGCTTTTAGCAATCAAACAGGACATAAGCATGACGGCTCAGCAGCCGAAGGCCCAGTTATAGGCGTTATTGGAGATGCAGGAGTAGTTGCTCCTCTTAATAAAGTATTAATAGATACTACAAATGACCACATTGAGTTTTACATAGATGATTCAAGTAGTTCAGTACAGCAAGCTTATATAGGTAATGGAGTTATCGCACCTGTCACAGATAGCGACATTGACTTAGGTACTAATGCTTTACGTTTTAAAGATGCTTACATAGATACAATAACTACAACAAGTAATGTTTCTGTAGGTGGAAACCTAACTGTTACAGGTACTACTACATTTAATGGAGGAACATTAACATTAGGAGATGCATCATCAGACAATGTTGTTTTTGGTGCAGATGTAGACTCTAGTATTATTCCAGATGATGATGATACATATGATTTAGGTTCAGCCACCCAGGAGTGGAGAAATTTATTTATTGACGGTACTGCTAATATTGATAGTTTAGTATTAGGTAGCGGTGAAACTGTCACAAGTATTCTTGATGAAGACGGATTAACTTCTAATAGTGCTAGTGCTTTAGCGACTCAACAATCTATCAAAGCTTATGTTGATGCTCAAGTAACAGCTCAAGACTTAGACTTTCAAGGTGACTCAGGTGGAGCATTATCTATTGATTTAGATAGTGAAACTCTTGACATAGCTGGTGGTACAGGTATTGACACAACAGGCTCTGGTAATACACTAACAGTTGCTATTGATTCTACTGTAGCCACTTTAACAGGCTCACAAACTTTAACAAACAAAACAATAGATGTAGATAACAATACGTTATCTAATATAGAAGTAGATAATCTTAAGTCTGGAGTTTTAGATACAGACATATCTTCAGTAGCAGGAACAGATACAACACTTGCTTCAGCTAAAGCTATTAAGACTTATGTTGATGCTCAAGTAACAGCTCAAGACTTAGATGCTACTACTGATAGTGGTACAGTTGCAATAGACCTGGATAGTGAAACATTAACTATTGCAGGTGGAGAAGGTATAGATACTTCAGGTTCTGGCAATACAATTACAATCACAGGTGAACTAGCTACAGAAACAAATGCTGGTGTTGCTACTTTTGATGGTACTGACTTTACAGTATCTTCAGGAGATGTAACTTTAAATGCAGAAAGAATACAAGATATTACTGGTGCAATGTTCTCAGGAAATACTGAGACAGGTATTGGAATTACTTATGATGATAGTGATGGAACAATAGATGCAGTAGTTACTTTATCTCCTTTTGATACAGACAATTTATCAGAAGGCTCAAGTAATTTATATTATACAGATGCTAGAGTAAGAAGTCATATCACAGGTTCGGAATTAGATATGGGCGGTAATAAAGTATTATTTGCTAATGTTTATTCTAATGAAGCTGATTTACCAAGTGCATCAACATATCACGGTATGTTTGCACATGTCCATGCAACAGGTAAAGGTTACTTTGCACATGGAGGTGCATGGCATAAATTATTAGATGAAACATCTTCTGATACTGGCGATTTATCAGAAGGTAGTAATTTATATTATACAAATGCAAGAGCAGATGCAAGGATAGCAGCAGCTACAACAGATGACCTTTCAGAAGGTTCAAGTAATTTATACCATACAACAGAAAGAGTACAAGACATAGTAGGTGCTATGGTTGCTTCTAATACTGAAAGTGGTATGAGTGTAACTTATGATGATAGTGATGGTACTCTAGATTTCAATGCAGATGATTTTACAATTACATTAGGTGGAGATTTATCTGGTAATGTAACTATTACAGATTTAGCAAATGGAACATTAGATGCAACTATAGTAGCTAATTCAGTTGCTCTTGGAACAGATACAACAGGAAATTATGTTGATAGTTTAGTTGCAGGGACTGGTGTTACTCTAAGTAATAATTCAGGCGAAGGTGCTACACCTACAGTAGCTATTGGACAAGCAGTAGCAACAAATTCAAATGTAAACTTTGGTTCGGTTACAACTACAGGTAATGCTACCGTAGGAGGAAATTTAGTTGTAAACGGAACTACAACTACTCTTAATACTGCTACATTAGATGTTGAAGATAATAACATAACACTTAACAAAGGTTCAGGAGACACATCAGGTTCAGCAGACGGTGCAGGTCTTACAATTCAAGATGCTGTAAATTCTTCTACAGATGCAACTATAGCCTGGAATGCAACTAATGATAACTTTGTGTTTTCACATGAAGTTGTTGCTCCAAGTTTAGATATATCAGGTAATGTAGATATTGACGGAACACTAGAAACAGATGCCTTAACTATTAACGGTACAGCTTCAGTTCCTTTTGAATCTGCTGACCACAGTAAATTAGATGGCATAGAGGCTAATGCAACAGCAGACCAAACTGCTTCTGAGATTAGAACATTAGTTGAAGCAGCAACAGACTCTAATGTCTTCACAGATGCTGACCATACTAAACTAAATGGAATAGAAGATAATGCTACAGCAGACCAAACAAATGCTGAGATTAAAACTGCATACGAAGCTAATTCAAATACAAATGCATTTACAGATGCTTCAGTAACTAAACTTAGTAACATAGAGACTGGTGCGACAGCAGACCAAACAGATGCAGAAATAAGAACTGCAATAGAGTCAGCTACAGATTCAAATGTATTTACTGATGCAGACCATACTAAACTTAATGCTATTGAAGCAAATGCTACAGCCGACCAAACAGATGAAGAAATACAAGATATAGTAGGTGGAATGCTTGATAGTAATACTGAGACAGGTATTACAGTTACATATCAAGATAGTGACGGAACAATAGACTTTGTTGTAGCATCACAAACAGATGAAAACTTTACAACTGCTGACCATTCTAAATTAGATGGTATAGAAGCTGGAGCTACTGGCGACCAAACAGCAGCAGAGATTAGAACATTAGTAGAATCTGCTAGTGATTCTAACGTGTTTACTGATGCTGACCACACTAAGCTCAATGGTATTGAAGCAAGTGCTACAGCCGACCAGACAGCAGCAGAGATTAGAACATTAGTAGAGTCAGCAACAGACTCAAATGTATTTACAGATAATGACCATACTAAATTAAATGCTATAGAGGCTAATGCTACCTCAGACCAGACCGCTTCTGAAATAAGAACTTTGGTTGAATCTGCTACAGACTCAAATGTATTTACAGATAATGACCATAGTAAATTAAATGCTATAGAGGCTAGTGCTGATGTTACAGACTCAGCAAATGTAGGAGATGCATTAACAGGATTTAGTACAACAACTGATGCAACCTCAACAGACTTAGTTGCTTTCTATGATGTCTCAGCAAGTGCTTGGGAAAAAGGAACTATAGAAGATATAGCTTTACAAGGCACGAAAGGTCAAAAAGGTGCAGGTGGAGTTCTTGGCTCTAAAGGACAAAAAGGTGAAGTAGGTCAGAAAGGACAGAAAGGTGAAGTAGGTCAGAAAGGACAGAAAGGTGAAGTAGGTGCTGATGGAAGTAACGGTACTTCAGGTAATGATGGAGCTAAAGGACAGAAAGGTGAAGTAGGTGTTACTGGAGCTAAAGGACAAAAAGGTGAAGTAGGAGCTACTGGAGACAAAGGACAAAAAGGTGAAGCTGGTATTGACGGAGCTGCTTCAGACGGTACTAAAGGACAGAAAGGACAAAAAGGTGAAGTAGGTGTTACAGGTGCTAAAGGACAGAAAGGTGAAGTAGGAGCTACAGGTAGTGCTGGTTCAAACGGTAGCAATGGTTCTAAAGGACAAAAAGGTGAAGGCGGTGCTACAGGTGCTGGTGGAAGTACAGGTTCTAAAGGTCAGAAAGGTGAAGTAGGAGCTAACGGAAGTAACGGAAGTAATGGTTCTAAAGGACAAAAAGGCCAAGCTGGTTCTAATGGTTCTAATGGTTCAAAAGGTCAGAAAGGTCAAACAGGTGCTACAGGTGCTGGTGGTGATGACGGTAATGATGGCTCTAAAGGTCAGAAGGGTGAAGTAGGTGTTACAGGTTCTAAAGGACAGAAAGGTGAAGTAGGTCAGAAAGGACAAAAAGGTGAAGTAGGAGCTACAGGTTCTAAAGGACAGAAAGGTGTAAAAGGACAAGAAGGAAACTTCGGTGGTCAAACATTTGCTTATGACTTTGATACAAGTACATCAGATGCAGACCCAGGTAACGGTGAGTTAAGATTAAATAACGGTACTGTATCTAGTGCAAGTATACTATATATTGATGACCAAGATTCAGGTGGTACTGATATACAAAGTTATTTAAGAACTATTGATGATAGTGACTCTACTATTAAAGGTCACGTAAGAATATCAAACAAATTAGATGCAACAGACTTTGCTCTATTTACAATTAGTGGTTCAATAACAGAAGCTTCAGGATATTTCAAAGTTCCTGTAGGTTATGTAAGTGGTTCAGCATCTTCATTCTCAAGTGGTGAAGACTTAATTGTAACCTTTGCAAGAACTGGAGACCAAGGTGATAAAGGTCAGAAGGGTGAAGTAGGAGCTACAGGTTCTAAAGGACAGAAAGGTGAAGTAGGTCAGAAAGGACAAAAAGGTGAAGTAGGTCAGAAAGGACAGAAAGGTGAAGTAGGAGCTACAGGTTCTAAAGGACAGAAAGGCCAGACAGGTGCAACAGGTGGTGCTGGTAACGATGGTAGTAATGGTTCTAAAGGACAGAAAGGTGAAGTAGGTGCTAATGGAAGTAATGGAAGCAATGGCTCTAAAGGTCAGAAAGGCCAAGCTGGTTCTAATGGTTCTAATGGTTCAAATGGTTCTAAAGGACAAAAAGGTGAAGTAGGTACTACAGGTGATACAGGTGGAACAGGAGCTAAAGGCCAAAAAGGTCAGGCTGGTTCTAACGGTTCTAATGGTTCTAAAGGCCAGAAAGGTGAAGCTGGTTCTAATGGTACAAACGGTTCTAAAGGACAAAAAGGACAGAAAGGTGAAGTAGGTGGTACAGGTGGAACAGGTTCTAAAGGACAGAAAGGTGAAGTAGGTGGTACAGGTGGAACAGGTTCTAAAGGACAGAAAGGTGAAGCTGGTTCTAATGGTACAAACGGTTCTAAAGGACAAAAAGGCCAAGCTGGTTCTAATGGTACAAACGGTTCTAAAGGACAGAAAGGTGAAGCTGGTACTAATGGTACAAACGGTTCTAAAGGACAGAAAGGTCAAACAGGGGCTGATTCGACAGTAGCAGGTGCTAAAGGTCAGAAAGGTCAAACAGGTGCTGCTTCAACAGTAGCAGGTGCTAAAGGTCAGAAAGGTGAGCAAGGTGCTTCAGTTACTGGTGCTAAAGGCCAGAAAGGTGAAGTAGGTGCTACAGGTACAGGTACTAAAGGACAGAAAGGTGAAGTAGGTTCTAAAGGACAAAAAGGTCAAACAGGTGCTGCTTCAACAGTAGCAGGCTCAAAAGGACAGAAAGGTCAGACAGGTGCTGATTCAACAGTAGCAGGTGCTAAAGGACAGAAAGGTGAAGTAGGTCAGAAAGGACAGAAAGGTGAAATAGGAGCTACAGGTGTAGGTCAGAAAGGCCAGAAAGGTGAAGTAGGTTCTAAAGGACAAAAAGGTCAGACAGGTGCTGATTCAACAGTAGCAGGTTCTAAAGGTCAAAAAGGTACTACAGGTACTGGCTCTAAAGGACAGAAAGGTGAAGCAGGAGCATTTACCACAAGTTCAAATGCTCAAGTTAATAGTTTAGGTGTTAACACAGCAGGCTCAGGTACAGCAGGTGAGATTAGGGCAACTAATAACATTACGGCTTTCTATTCTGATGCAAGACTAAAAGACTTTGAAGGTACTATACCAAATGCTTTAGAAAAAGTATTAGCTCTAAGTGGTTATTACTTTAGAGAAAATGAAGTAGCTAAAGAACTAGGTTACGAAAATGATAAAAGACAAGTTGGTGTATCAGCTCAAGAGGTACAAGATGTATTACCAGAGGTAGTAACAGAAGCTCCTATTGATGATAAATACTTAACAGTATGGTACGACAAGTTAGTTCCTTTATTAATCGAAGCTATTAAAGAACTAGCTGAAGACTCACATCCTGCAAAATGTTTACAAGACATGGAAGGTTTTGAAGATATACAAAGAAGGTTAGAAGACTTAGAGAATAAATAATGGCGTATACTTGTAGAGATTTAACTATTGAAGAGGCTACACATTTAGAAGAAAGTGGAGTGATAGATGAGTTTTATCTCGCAAGTGAAAAATACTTAGACGAAGATAAGAACTTTAATTATGCTAACTGTGAGATAACTACAGAGCAGTTTAATAATCTAACACAAGACCAAAAAAAATCTTTTTGGAGGTTGTTTCCAAAAGCAATAGGTAGGATTTTTGAACCAGTACCGTTTGAAGAACCATCACATATTGTATATAAAACTTTAGCTTTACAAGCTCCAGATGGATATATATTACATCTTTATAATGGATATATAGATAATAATATTTGGGTAGAGGAAAGAGGTTTAATAAGACCTGATGCTAATGGCTCAAGAGCTTATACATAGACAAAGGATTTTTGGACTTCTAAGTATACTTATTTAAAAAGTTTAGGCATAACTAAAATGACAAGAATTGTAGAGACAGATTCAAAGCTTGCTACTTTATTAGCTAATCCAGATACATATAGTCATAATTCACATTTAGATATTTCAACATTAGTAATTGAAGACAAAGTAAGTAGCTACTCTTGGGCTGACGTAACACATAAACATATAACAATAGATTTAACATGAGTACATTAAAAGATACAAACGTAAGCTTTGATGGCATGAGAGATGTTTTTGATACTATGAATAGTAATGGAAGCACCTCTGCTTGGTCATTAAACAATCAAAAACATATTGACCGCTCACCTTTTATTAATGGTGGTCAAGGTGATGGAAAAGTTCCGCAACTGTTCAATGATAATGAAGCTACTTCAACAACTACGATGTTAGCATCCGATTTTAAAAGTATTATGAAAATTGATAGTGGGAGTGCATCAGCAACTACAGGTACTAATAAAAATCAAACGAACCATTTCATTCAAGGGTGGGGAACACTTCACGGTATGTATGCTGCTAGTGAAGAATATATAACAAACAATAATAGCGGTATTGGTACAGCATATGATGGAACTAATAGCTATGTAGGAACTGGAAACCCTTCAGGAGTTAGTAATCAAAACTTTATACCTTTTACTAACTTTAATAGTAATTTTAATTCTAATAAAGATATTGCTGCCATTGGACTTTATACTGGAGGATTTCTGGGTCAGAACAGAAAAGTAAAATTAGTTTTTAGAGGCTCAGGAGCTAGTGCAACTGATACTGACTGGAGTAATATGTATCTAAGACAAGTAGATGATACTTACTTTGCTGGTGATGAAGCTTCTAATGTTCAGAGAGGTGTAGAACTATCTAGAACTAGCCTATCTGCATCAGTAACAACTTATTCAAATATTCTTTATGGTAGTTATTATGTACATACATGGTCTTTACCTAGTCTAGTTAGTTTTAGTAGTACATCTACAACCTGGGTTAAGTTTGATTAATATGATACAATCTTATAATGAAAAAATTAGTTATAAGCTTACAAAGAAGAACAGATAGAAAAAAAGAATTTTATAAAAATAATTTAATAAATTATGAATTTATAAAAGCAATAGACTATAAAAGATTAGATGACTTTATAGTTGATGAAGGGTTTAAAGACCCATTTAAAAATAGACCAGTTTTAGAAAGTGAAGTAGCATGTTTCTTATCTCATAAAAAAACATGGGAAAAATGTTTAGAATTAAATGAGCCTGTAATTATCTTAGAAGATGATGCAGTAATAAATGAAAGATGGGATGAAGAATACTACAAAGACTTAATAAATAAATACGATTTTATATACTTACAAAAGAATGAGAACGAACCTGACAAAGTTATAAGTATAGATAATAGATTAGAAATACCTTCTTATCCTTATAATTTAACAGGCTACATAATAAAACCTTCAACGGCAAAAATTTTATTAGATAATATAGATAAAATTATTCCTGCTGATGAGTATGTACCTAAATTAATAAAGGAGAAAATTTTGAATAATGTAGTTTCGCTAAAACAAGATTCTTGTAATCAGATATCTAGGGATGTAAGCCCAAGTGATATTGAAGTCTCTTCAGGTATAGCTAGAAACTTTAAAGTACATCCGCTTACTATTGGAACAGATAGAAAGAAATGTTCTAGATTATTTACAAGTGCTAGAAGTTGTGGAGTAGATGTAGTAAATCTAGGAAACAATGTAGAGTGGAAAGGTACTGATATGTCTGGCCCAGGTGGAGGCATGAAAGTAAACTTGTTAAGAAAATATATTAATAAGTTACCAGACAATGATGTAGTTTTATTTACAGATGCGTATGATGTTTTTTATGCAGATAATTTAGAAACTATTACAGAAAGATACTTAGGATTTAATTGTAAGGTTTTATTTTCAGCAGAACAATACTGCTGGCCTGATGCAGATTTAGAACATGTGTTTCCAGATGCTCCTACTAAATATAGATTTTTAAATAGTGGAACATTTATAGGTGAGGTAGGTGAGCTTAAAAAGATACTAGAAACTGATTCTGTAAACGATGATGGAGATGACCAGTTATATTATCAAAAGATATTTTTAAGTGATAAGTTTGATATACAACTAGACTATGAAGGTTATATATTCCAAACACATGAAGCAAGTGCCACAATGCTTGAAGGACAACTTCATAATCCAGTAACAGGATGTTGTAGTTGTATTTACCACGGTAATGGAGGGGACTTAACAAAGAAGAAATTTGACCAGATGTATGACAGATTTTTTCCAACTCCTAAAGAATTATTTACAACACACGAAGGTTTTGAAATATTAGATGATGACATATTGCTTGTAGATTTTATGACACAAGAACAATGTGAAAGAATGATTGAAATAGCTGACAATCATGGAGACTGGGGTTCTTTAGATTATGATAAGTTCCCAGCACAAGAGATAAGATTAAAAGAGTTAGGACTTTGGGAAGAACTAGAAAGTCATTGGCAAAAAAATATAGTTCCAATTATAGAAAATTATTGGAAGCCAATGGAAATGTACGGACTTAGAGATGCGTTTGTAATGAGATACTCAGTCGATACACAAAAAGATTTACCTTTACATACTGATGCTAGTTTAGTTACAGGAAGTGTAAAATTAAACGATGATTATGAAGGTGCTGATTTAGTTTATCCAAGACAGAATTTTAGTAATAAAAATATACCTGTAGGAAAATGTATATTATTTCCTGGAATGGTAACACACGGACATGCATGTCGAACCTTAACCAAAGGAGTTAAATATAGTTTTACTATATGGTCAAACAGATATCCTGGGGACGGTATGTAAAATGGAAGATATGCATTTTTTTTGGAACGTAATATTAACTTTAGTTGTAGCTCCTATAATTTTTTCAATACGTAAAAATGAAACAGAAGCTAAAAGGATAGATATATTGGTAAATAAAACTAGAGAAGAACTAGCAAAAGAGTACGTTACTAAACAAGAAGTAAAAGAAGATATGGGAATGCTAATGGAAAGATTAGAGAAGCTACATGAGAAAGTAGATAAATTATTTGAGGTGAAATAATGGCGAGAAAAAAGTCAAACAGAAAAAGAGCCAAACAAAAAAGACAAGACTATAGAGTTGGTGGAAACGTATTTAATCCAAACAGGGTAGATAGCTCTATGCCTGTTAAACAATCAGTAGGGAAGCCTGAAGAACAAATGTTTATTCAGAGGCCATCAGAGGCAGTATTAAAGCCTAAGCCATTTCAACCTAAGCCGATTGATAAGGTTACAACACCTCCTCCAGTACAACAGAAACCTCAGCCTAAACCTTCTGTAGCTATATCTAGTGGCCCAGGATTTACAACTGGAACAGATGCTTCTAATAGAGAAGACTATATAGACAGAAACCTGGGTAGACGAAGAACTCCAATAGATGACAGAGATGACAGAGATGAGAGAGATGAGAGAGATGAACCTAGAGACCCACCAGGCGGTAATGCAACAATAATTGTTAATGGTTTCATTTACAGATGGAACGGTTATACGTATGTAAATACAGGTCAGAGAGCTGGTGGTCAGGATGACGGTGGCGGAGATGACAACGGTGGTGGTAATGATAACGGTGGCGGTGATGAAGGTGGTGGTAATGAACCAGACCCAGACCCCTTAGAGACTATGACTGATGCTCAAAGACAAGCAGCATTTGAACAAGAAAGAAGAATAAGAAATATTGAAGAAGGAAGAACATCTCAAGATATAGCTTCAGGTAATATACCAGAAGGTACTGTACCAGTTCCTACAGTTATGGGAATAGGTAGAGAAGGTACAGAAGCACCTATTGTTCAATCTCCAGATGCAGGACAAGCAAGTACATTTGATATAGACCCAACACCAGAAGAAACAATTAGTCAGGTAGAAGAGGTCTCACAAATAGACCCAGCCAGAGAAGTTACAACTACAGCAACACCTACAGCAAGTGTAGATAAAGCTGCTGAAGCCAGGGCTGCTCAACAAGATAAAGAAGAACTTAGACTAGCAGAAGCTGCTGAAGTAGCTGATGTTACTCCAGTTGAAGATGTCGATGTTGTTGTTACACCAGGAGCTGTAGCTAAAGTTGTTACAGGAACATTAAGTCCTGGAGCGAAAGCAAGAATTGTAGAAAATACAGGTACAAATTTAGCTAGAGTTACAAGAGCTAAAAAGCAATTAGCTAATGCTGGCTTAGAAGAAGGAGCTATACAAGAGTTAGGTAAAGACCCTGAAACTCTTGAAGCTAGACTTACAGATTTTACAGAAGAAGAAAGAGGTATTATAGAAGGATTACCTGAAGAAGCTTTAGTATCTAATCAACTTGAAAGTTTATTAACTGGTATAGAAGAAGGAGAGATTCCAACATGGGCTAGACCTGCTGTTGCATCTGTTGAAGCTATGTTAGCTAAAAGAGGATTAGAAGCATCTTCAATAGCTAGAGATTCATTAGCTAATACTATTATCCAAGCATCTTTACCTTTAGCTCAAGCAAATGCTCAAGCTATTCAAGCTAGTGTATCTCAACAAAGAAACATAGAGGCTGCTGTATCTGAGGCTAATGCTCAAAGAGAGCAACAAACTGTATTAAAGAATGCAGAGAATGTATTTAAATTAGATATGGCTAACATGGCTGCTGAACAACAAACTGAATTAGCTAACAGTAAGTTTTTACAAACAGTTAATTTAACAGAAGCTAATCAAGAACAGCAAGCAGCAGTTTTAAATGCAACTAATATTGCAAGAGCTGATTTAGCTGAAGCTGACTTTTATCAGAAAGCACAGATAGATAATGCAAAGAATTTCTTAGCTACTGATATAGCTAATTTAAATAATAGACAACAATCAAATGTTATTAAAGCTCAGTACGAACAGCAAAGATTATTAAGTAATCAAGCAGCAGAAAATGCTATGGGTCAGTTTAACGCTACTAATGATAGACAGGCTCAACAGTTTATGGCACAAATTGAAACACAAATAAGACAATACAATGCAGGCTATATAAACGCTACAAATCAATTTAATGTACAAGCTCAAAATGCTGCTGAAGCTAGAGATGCTAATAGAGTATCAGATGTTAATAAAGCTAATGCTGCAATTATGAATCAAGTAGAACAGTTTAACGAGCAATTAAATTACAATAGACAACAATGGAATGCTGCTAATGAACAAGCAGTTATTAATTCTAATATAGACTGGAGAAGAAGAGCAAATACTGCTGATACTGCTGCACAAAATGCAGTTAATCAACAAAATGCTCAGAATGCTTTTGGGTTGACTCAAGCTGCACAGTCTTTTTTATGGCAAGAATTAAGAGACCAAGCTGATTATGATTTCAGATGGGCTACTGATACAGCTAATAGAAAAGTACAAGCTATGATGTCTGCTGCAACTGCTGAAGGAGATGCTGCAAAGAATTGGGGTTCTAATTTTAGAAGTGCATCTTCAACAATCAACAGCTTATTTGGAAGTTAAGGAGAAAGTAAATGGGATTTTTAAGTAAAATATGGAAAGGTATTAAGAAGACTGTCAAGAAGATAGGTAAACGAATTAAAAAAACTTTTAAAAGTGTTATGAAAGGTATTGGTAAACTAGGAATAGTAGGTCAAATAGGTATGGCATTTTTAATGCCTTATGCTATGGGAGCTGTAGGAAGCCTGTTTGGAACAGCAGGCAAATTAGCTAGCTGGTCTACAAAACTACTTGGGCCTAATGCAAACTTTTTTTCAAAGGTTTTAGGTAAAACTATAGAAGCTGTTAATGTTGGCGGTACTTGGATTAAGAATGCATATACAAGTGTAAGTACAGCTATAAGTAATGGTATTGACAGAGTAGGAAACTTTTTCAAAGGTAAAGGAATGACTTTAAGTGAAGGCAAAACATCTGTTTTTTCTAAAGACTTTTCATCTTCTTTAGATACTTTACCAACTCAAACAGGAATTAAGTCTGACCAAATTCAAGCTCAACTATCTGAGACTATTCCAAGAGCTTTGGATAAACCATTAGACTTCAATAAAGACACCTTAAGTTATGAGCTACCTGCACCAGGCGAGGTAAGAATACCTGAGTTTGGTAAAACAGGAGAGCTTACTAGAGGCATGAACTTTGAATTAAATAATAATGAGTTC